GCGGGACATGACGCCGGTAGAGCAGGACTGGCGGTCGAAACTCGGCGAGGCGTTGGGCGGCCCGGTGATGATGCCGAATATGACGCCGGCCGAGCGGCAGGCGTCGGGTTTGATGGCACTGCGGCATTTCGGTTTGGGGATGCTGGGCGCGGTCGGCCATATGCAGGGCGGCACGATCGGCTCGCTGCTTGGGGCAGGGTTCGAGGGTGCGGAGCGAGGCGCGCTCGGCGCGCAGCAGTTCGATGCGTCCACGCTCGCCGCACAGCAGGAGTATGCGCAGAAGCAGCAGGAGCTGCGGATTGCCGCCATCAAGGAGGCAATCCCGTTGCTGTCGCTGCAACAGAGCCAGCAGCGCCTCGGTGCGCTGGGTGCGTTGCCGCCGGCAATCGGTGCTGGCACGACTCCTAACATCGCCACGGGCGGCAGCATCGCCGGACAGCCGACTGGCGGTAATCCATTGTTGGGCGGCTTACCCTCGCCACCCGAACTCACGACAGTTGCTGCGCCTGGTGGTGCGAAGTTCCAGGTCGCAGCCACCGCCGCGGAGAAGTTCCAGGGGCTGGTCAGCGACCTGGAGGCGGCCGGCTACAAGATCGACCCTTCAACTTCCGGTGGCTACAACAAGCGGTTTATTGCCGGCACGCAGGTTCCTTCCGAGCACGCCTATGGCGACGCCATCGACATCAACTCGGCGCGCAACCCGCAGGGTGGCAGCGTCTCCGATATCCCACCCGACCTCGCACGCTCGCTGGCCGCGAAACACGGGTTGGTCTGGGGCGGTGACTGGACCGGCAAAACCCGTGATCCGATGCACTTCGAGTTGCCGCACAAGACGGCAGCGCCGGGGACAGTACAGACCGCCGGGCCGGGTGTGCCGACTGGCAGCCCGCCCGCACCTACGACGGATCTGACGGGGCCACGACCACTGCCGCCGACCGGGCCGGGGGCAGGAGTGACCACGCCGGCGAGCATTGCCAATACGCCGGTGCAAACGGCACAGGCGCAGTCGCTACCGCCGGCCGGGGGAACGGTAACGCCACCTGCGCCCACCGCTCCTGCAGGGCCGCCGGAGTTCACCTATGTCCCGCGTCCACCGCCACCCGGTACGATCCAGGGCGGCGATCTGACGGGGGCCGAGCAGTCGGTGGTGCAGGACGCCCGCAACTCCTATGCCGTGGCGATCCGTGCCGCCTCGCTGATCCCTGATGCCGCGAAGGCTGCCGAGGCGCGCGCGCAGGCCGAGGCGACGCTGCAGGCGACGCTGGACAAGGAACTGACGGCACGCACCGGGCGGACGGACGCCGGGGCTAAGCAACTTACGGACTGGTACAGCGCCGACTTTAAGCAGCAGCAGGATATCCACAAGCTGGCCGTCGATGCGTTTTACAAGAATCAGGACGCTCAAACGGCGCAGGCCAACGCCCTCGCGCTTGAGCGAGCAAAGGGTGAGGAGGCTCGTCAAACTGGTGCAGCGGCCTCTGAGAACAGCTACGTGCTCGATGAGCGTAAACGGTTTGGCCAGGAGCGTGACTCGGCACGATCCAACATCGATGACCTCCAAATGTTGTCCGCGCTCTCGCAGGCGGCTGGCACCTCGACGCCACTGGAAAACATCCGGGTCGGTGACAAATCCGGGCGCGATTTCATGGTGCAGTGGAACCTCGGCACTGAAGCGGCACAAAAGAAATGGGGCGCTCAGCAGGCATTCGAGGCTGCCGTTAATAAGACGGTCACCGGGCTGCGTGCTGGCGTCAGCATGGGTCAACTGTCTGATCGGGATATGGTGTTCCTGCAGCACATGGCGCCGAGCTTGCTGCAAAGCCCGCAAACGCGCGCGGATATCATTGCCTATCTGGAGCAGGCGCAGTATCGCAAGTTGCAATATTCCGACGCCGTGGAGCAGCTATGGGACGGCGGCAAGGGTATGTCATGGGGCAAGGCTAAGGTCGCAGCGCAGCAGAACCTGCCGGATTACGTGCCGAAGGTGCCGGACGGTTTTGGGACTTGGGATGCGCCTACTCGACAGCAATGGTTGCAGGGCAATGCCCGGCCAGGATCATTACTCCGGGGGCCGGATGGCCGATTGAGCATCTATCAGCCGAAGGATGCTAAGTGATGGCTGAGGGTGACGACGACGGGCTGGTGCCATTGGGTCCAGCTTCGTCTAGTCCAGCAGATGGACCGCTCCAGCCGATCGGCGGGAAACCGATTCTGTCCACGTCATATACCAGATTGCCCAGCACTGAGCATGGCGAAGGCACCGTATGGGGTGAGGCCGGACACAACCTTGGCCTTGGTACGCGTGCCGTTGCCGAAGGCACGACAAGTCTGCCGGCGATGCTGTTGGATGCCGCCACTTATCCAGGGCGATGGCTGCAGCGACAACTTGGCATCTCCACCACCGCGCCGTCAGATCTTGTGAGAAAAGGGCTGGACGCGACCGGCCTTCCGACCGCGCAGACGCCTGAGGAACAACGCAACGCCGAGATCATCCGCGGTGGCGCTTCGATGATTGGTCCAATGGGCCTCGGCACGGTGGCGCCTAAGGTTACCGCTGCGCTGCCATCTATCGTGCGGCCGTTTCTAGCATCTCCCACGCCGGCATCGGCACCACTTGCCGGGGCGCAGGTGGTGGCGGGTGGTGTTGGTGCTGGCACCGGCGATGCCCTCGCCAATAGTGAATATGTGCCTGACTGGCTGAAGCCTACCGCACGCCTAGCTGGCAACGTCGTGGGTGCGGGTGCAACCAACCTGGCCACCGGCGGGATTGGCACGCTGGCAAACGCCTTTACGGGCGTTAAGAGCGACATTGCGGCGGCTCTCGATCGACTCCGCATCACGCCACGAACAATGGGCGCGGTCACTGATCGGCCGGGAATCCAAGGCGCCGAAGCTGCGCTTACCCACGGGCCAATGTCTGGTGGAATACTCCAGCGTGGGCAGTCGGAGATGGTCGATGACTTCGGCCGTGCGGTGGAAAATACGGCTGCGCGGCTGGATCCGCTTACAGGCCGCGTTGCAACGGCGCAGGACGCAGGCCAAGCCACGCAGACCGCCCTGCGGAACTGGCGTGACAACATCTTTCCGGCGGAACAAAGCGCTGTCTGGACGCCACTCAACCAGCGTATGGCCGGTGCGGCAGTCGATCCGTCTGGCTATCGTGCTGCATTGCAGCGCGCGGCCAAAGATCCGGCGTTGCAGACCCTGCCCGAAACCCAGAAGGCGTTTGCTCAGGGAAAGGTTCAGGAATGGCTGGACGCGCTCGATAAGGACGTGCCACCTGGCCAGAGCATGACGTGGGAACAGGCGCATGCATTGAAGCAAAAGATCGGCGACCAGATGGGTACGCCGGATATCGTCAGTTCGATGGGCAACAAGTCGCTGCAGGGCATCTATGGCGGGTTGGCCGGTGATATGGGGGCAACCGCGCAGGCACGGGGGCAGGGTGCGCTGTTCGATGCCGCCAACAAGGTGACGATCGACGGGCACCAGTTCATCGATGGCACACTATCGAAGGCTATCCAGAGGAACAACGCGGGCCAGGAGACGATCCGTCCAGACGATGCGGCACAGTCGTTGCTCAGGGACAATACCGGGCTGCAGCAGTTGCGTAACAGAGTGCCAGAGGCGGCGGATGCGCTGGCGGCATTCAAGCTGCGGCAGATGCAGCAGGCAAAGCCTTCGCAGCAGGGTGATACGTCTACCGGCTCGTTCCTAACTGGCTTACGGCAGCAGCAAAGGAACGACCCACAAGGCACGGCAGCGCTGTTCAGTGATCCTGCGGTAACGCAGAAGGTTAAGGATCTGGGCGCTGTTGCCGACCAGTTCCGATCGGTTGAAAAGAACATGAACGCACCGCGCACGGCGTCAACCGCTCTATTGCTCTCGCTGCCTGCTCAACTCGCGGCGGCCTACGGGACGCACGGTCTACCAGGCGCGGCAGCGGTGTTGGGGGCAAACCTGGCGCTTCCGTATGCCGGCGCCAAATATCTGACCAATCCGGCACTGATAAAGCTGATGTCCGCTCAACCCGGCCAACGCCCGCCGATGAGCGGCCTTCTAGGTGGCGCTATCTCTACTCAGGCGACGATGCCGCCGGATCAAAACCCGTAGCGCTTCCGTTCAGCTTCAGCCCGCTCCCGATCGAGCTTCACGCCATAGGACGCCGGCCACCAAACGATCAGATAAAAGAAAACCAGAGAAATCAGAAGTCCGCCGATCATCTCAGTCTCCAATGCGGGGCGCCAGCGCGAACCGGCGCCCCTGGGGGTTAATAGCAGTACGTGTTGCAGGTTCGGCCGTTGCCATAGCCATAGCACTGCGTCGTGCAATTGGTTCCGGCGTCGGCGACGCTGACGGCGGCGAGGGAGCCGATCACCACGGCGGCGATCAGGGCGGCGAGCTTAAGCATGTCGAGGTTCCTTCTCGGTTGTGCCCAGGGTCGTCAGCGCGGGGGACGGGCGGGCCGTCGCGCTGGTTCGTGGATGGCTGCTAGTCTGGGTGCAGCCGCGGTCGAGGTTCCTTCTCGGTGGCGGTTAGAGGGCGGCGCCTCAGCCCTGGGGCGTCGTCCTCGCTTAGTCAGTGAATGACATGCGCCACGGCCAGGATGATGCCGGCCATGGCAGCAACGCCGGTTAGGATGCCGGCCAGCGCGATCCATGGCGCCCACCACATCTCCTGACGCAAGCGGGCCATGTCCAGGTTGGTTTTGTCTATCTGCGCCATCAGCAATTTATCCTCTAACGCCTGTCGCTCGTCATCGGTCACGCGGCGCACCGTGGCGTCGTAGCCACTCGGCAAGCGCTTTGCGCACAATGTACGACAGCGGCCGATCTACCTTAGCCGCCGCATGCTCAAGCTGAACGCGCAGCTCCGGCGGTAGCCGGATGGTGATTGTCGGAGCGAGTGCTTCCATGTCCGACCATGTAAGACATCCAGCGTGAGATTGCAAGGAGATTCACAGTGCCTGATCCCATCACCAACGAGATCACGCTGACTGTCACGGCCAACTTGCCCGGCTACGAGCCGCTGGATGTTTCAGCCACCGTCACGCTCACGCCACTTGCGCCAGAGCCACCAGAACCAACACCACCACCGGACGACGACACGGCGCCGCTGTGCGTACGGATCGACTATCTGGGCGCCAGCTATGTGTTCGACGAGGTGTTGGGCGTGGACCTGGGTGACTACCACGAGGCCGGCGGGCATTTCGTCCAGCGCTGCGTCCTCTGCACACTGCCTGACCTCGGGGGCGTTCGCGTGCTCTTCCGCCGCGATCGTGGCGCGGTGCAGCGGGACGAGGTGGTGTTTGAGCTTGGTGGCCTGTGGGACACGGTGCCCGCCAACATGGAAGCCTACACCGCCACGATCTTTCGCGGCCAGACCACGCTTGCAGTGGTGCAGGCACCGGAACACTACTGGCATTCGCGCTGGCGTTGGCAGAGCGCGCCGCGGCCGATCATCTACCCGCCCGATAGTTGCGCCACCTCGCTGCCGGCATACAGCGAAGCGTTGTTCGGCTCGGCCATCCCGCTGTCCAACGCCCGCACATACGCTGGTCCGATGGATCTGGCCGGCCTAACGGCATACATCCCATCGACTGGCGAGCGCGACGAAATCGGCCTGTTCACCGAGGCGCAGGCTGAGTTCCTATGCCAGGGGACTGATGTGTCATGGTCCTCGGTGATGGCGCAGCTTGAGGCATCGGGCACGCTCACCTGGCACTTTCGCGACGACCGCACCAATGCCCCGCTGGACTGGACGCAATACCCGAATGCCACGATGTACGGCACCACCGGCGGCGATCCGCAGATTGAGAATCCGGCGTCGCCGATAACCCTGGACCCAGCCCACGAGCCGGCGCTTGCGTATCTGCCGTTCCTGCTGACTGGCGATCCGTATGCACTGGAGGAAATGCAATTCGCTGCCGTCTATGACGTGGTGTGCCTATCACCAGGTGCGCGGGCCAATTTCAGCTTAGGCAACGCCATTCGCGCCGTCGCCTGGACACTGCGCGGGCTGGCGCGGGCCGCGACTGTGACGCCGGACACCGTGCCGTCGTGGCTGCTGCCGCGCGCCTTGTTCAAGAGACGCCTGGACGATCAGCGACAGTGGTTTATGGACCGTTACGTGTCATCTGACGCGCCGCCGTTCTGCAATCTGAACCTGATGTCAGATGCCAAGGGAGCGCCGGTCGCACCGCCGATACCGGCGGACAGCTACGTGTCCGTGTGGATGGAGGATTACCTGACCTCGGTGCTCGCGCATGTGGTGCAACTTGGCCACGAGGACTGGCGGCCGATCCTGGAGTGGAAAGCCCTCGATGTGATGTCCCGCACCAATGGCACCTCGGGCTGGGTGCGGGCAGTTCCCACGCTGTACACGCTCGTGGTCAAGGCGTCGTCTGACGCGCCATACGCCGACCACTGGGGCGTGGCGTGGGATCTCAACGAGCATTTCCAGCCGGAGGCTGTGGATTGCAACGATCCAGACGTGATGCCTGAGCGGGTGGACCTGACCTATCCGTCCTATGCGCTCGGCGCCCTGGCGCTGGCCGCACGGGCCGGCGTGCCGCAGGCCCAGGCGTGTTACGATTGGCTGCTGCAGCAGATGCAAGCCAACACCGACGGCAACAGCTACTGTCGGCGCAAATGGGCGATGGCTTCGCCGGCGGGTTACTGACGTGGCTGAGGAACCGCACGTGAACGGCGTGCTGGCGTCGCTGCCAGACAAGCTGATCCGCGTGCTACCACCGGCCATGGTACTGCTTATCACCCTCAACGTGATATTTTTAGGCACGTTGCTATACCTGGTCGAGAGCAATGCGGAATACCGCAATCAGATCCTGACGAAGATCGTGGAAAATTGCCTGGTGAGGGATAATCGTCAGTGACGCGCGAAGTCGCCGTAAATCCGTTCTGCAGCTTCGTTCCGTGCAGCAGCGGCTTGCTCAATGGTATCGAATGTCCCGAGATAATGGTTCTTTCCGCCATGTGAAATATTTGCTCTATATCTACCGTCCGGGAATCTAAAGACACCTTTGATACCGCTAGTGCTATTCTTGCGCGTCTTGGCATTAGCGTTGTTCAAAGATCTGGTGGCTTCTCGCAGGTTGTTGATCCAATTGTCTAGGCGGTCTCCATTACGATGGTCTATTTCGTCGGGAACCGGTTCGCCATGCACTAGAAGAAATGCCAGACGATGGGCGCGGTAGGTTTCACCGTCGATCCTGATCCCTAAATACCCATTGCCTAGGATGGTTCCAGCGATATTGCCGGTCCTCCGGGTGTTGGCGGCTCTGTGTGATCGTGCATCTTGGAAGTGAGCCAGCGGCCTTTCTTTCCACCGAAAGATACCAGTCGCTGGGTCGTAATCCAGGCACTCGCGCACATACTCACGATCTGGCAGGGTCTTGAGAGCCATCTGATCCTCTCATGCAGGGTCATTGGTCAGGAGGCGGCAGCGTCCAACCGCTGCCGTTCTCCGCCGGTAACTTACCAGAAAGACCGACCGCCGCAACCGATTTGCCTGACGCGCCAGCAGTGACGTGCTAGGGTGGCGCCTTACCGAACCATCCTCGGCCTCGGCGCCCCCAAAAGCCGGGGCCTTTTCTTTGGCCTCGGGGTAAATAAGGCGGCTCCTACAAAGGCGTGGTAAGCAGATTGAGCGAGGTTACCGCGCGGGGCGTATAAGCGAGAGTTCCGTCTGCTAATGTGCGTTTTGGGACGTGATGTGGATCAACACCAGCGCGGCGAGCAGGGCGCCCCCAGCACCGAGGGCGGCGAGGCAGAGAGCAAGCGCCATCACAAGGTTCCTCCGCTAACTGTGCTTGTCGATGGTAGACTCTGGCCTCTGATCCAGCGGCTTGGTGCGCAGCATAACCCTGCCGCGGTTGGCGCCACACGCCGGGCAATGCAGCGTCTTGACGTGCGCGACCCAGGTGGCGACCGGCACCATGCAGGGCTGCCAGTCGTCCCACCAATGGCCGCACGCCTTGCACGAGCACCATAGCGGCTCCCATGTCGGCTTGGGCCAGTCAGCCATCGGACTTACCTCTCACAACCGCGATTATCGGGGTAGCTCATCTGTCATCGAACCAGCCGAACTTTTCGACCTGTTTCTGCGTGGTGTCCCATGCCTCTTGCAGAAGGCCATAGGCGTCGATGCGGTATTCGGCACGCCCGGTCACCTTGCCGGTGGCCTCGTCGTATTCCTCGCGTTCAACCACGACGTTATAGCGGGTTGCCATCGGCCACTCCTGAAAACGAGGGTTTGCTAATCCGTTCGTTACCCAACTGTGTATTGAGCGTTCTCAACGTCTTACCTACTGTTGACGCGCCGTGTTTTTTGCGCCTCGGCCTCTATTCGTCGCGCAATCTCTTCGCGCGCCTCGATCGCGTTGGCGCTGCACCCATACGCGCACCGGCCCTCGGCGTTGTAGTAGGCATTGCCGCAGTTGCACGGTTGTCGGCCGTCCGCAAAGCGGAGGATCAGCTTCTGCCATTCGGTTGCCATTGGCATCGTTCCTTCTTTATCAATCTGTAATCGGCTCGGCGAACAAGTCCGCCATCCGGTGGTCTGCCGGGTCTTGCGCTGGCGGAATATAGTTCAGGAGGTCGCCTTGTCGCTGTGCTTGCTCGATACGTCGGCAGGCGATGTCAAAGTACTTTGGTTCAAACTCTACCCCTAAAAACTTGCGGCGAAGGCTAACCGCCGCCTCTCCTGTCGTGCCGCTGCCCATAAACAGATCGGCCACGGTGCTATCAATCCTCGTGCATACCGTAATCAACTCGCGCATGAGAGATACCGGCTTTTGCACCGGGTGGTCCCTCTCTGCTGAGAGGGTCGGGGAATGTTTTAAAATGTCGCAATGAAGAACGCCGTCCGTCGCCGCATAGGCGCCCGCGTTGGATGCCCATAGAATCAGTTCGTACTGATGCCTGAATATCTTCCCTAAGCCGACCCGCGTCTTGTCCCAGACAAGGGCGCTTGTGAAATCCCACAGCCTGTATGCGCCCGGATAAAACACCGGATAGCTTTCATCGTGGCAAAAAGTGAGCAGGTGACCATCGTCGGCGAGAGCCTTTTTAGCCATTTCCGCCAACTGGAAAAAATACTCTCCAAGCACGGAAAGGTCTGCCCACGATCTGCCCCAGGAGATGCGGGACTGGTAGTGAGCCGCCGGGGTGAAGAATGGCGGATCTGTCACGATGGCAGACAACCCGTGCATGGTCGGCAGGACCTCTCTCCAGTCCGCTAAGTAGAGCGTCGCCCCTCCGATAATCTCCGTTCGCATCAGTGAGTTATACCATTGCGGCGGCGAATGTGGCAGGTCATACAAAGGCGCGGTAAGCAGCAGATGGTGACATTCTGGCCTGACATTCTGGCCCTGAACTAAGCACGAACCCGCTGCGCCAGAGGCTTTTCGGGTCGTTTTGCAATGTCGCCGACTTCTGCATACCAGCGTTTACGCACACTTTATCAATCTGTATGAGGCACGAATTGCGCGAGTTGTGGTGCAAAGATCATCACCAGAAAGGCGGCACAGAACGAGTGAATCGTCGCGACGATAGCCTCCGCCCCTGTGAGTGTGCCGAACACCAACTGAGGTAGCACCAGAATGGCGGTTAAGGTGCTGGCGACAATGATTGATGCTTTCACGTCACGTCCTCCGTCGCCGGCTCGTGCGCCTCGGTGCCGTCGTCGGACGGTGGCTCGTCCTCGGGGAAGCGCGCATAGGCTTCCGCGAGCATGGACGCGATTTCCCTGCGCACCCATGGCGGCCCGTCTGCAGTAGCGTCGGCAATGGACTTGCGGCCAGCGATCTCAACCACCTCATCGCGGCGATACAGCACGCCCAGGGCACCGCGCAGCTTGTCCAGCCATTTCTGCCACTGCTCGTCCGTGCGCTCGACAGGCGCCTCTGCAGGCCCACGCACGACGGGGGCGCGGGGCGTGGCGGCAGCGGCGGCTTTCAGCGGCACTTCGGCGTTGAGTACGTCGCGGGTGTCCGGCTCGATCGTCGGGCCGTTGTGCTCATCCTTGGCGGGGATATCGGCAGCCTCGCCAGGTTCGTACATGCCGCTGGTCGCCAGCGGCCAGAGCGTGCGGACACCTTCTGAGACAACGCGCGAGCGCAGCATCTGGCGCGGGAATTTGGCGTACATATCCTTCTTCCCGAACGCCGCCTCTGCTCGCTTCATGTCCCAGTCAATCCGCACCTCGCCGGTTTGCGGATGGCAGAACGTGGCATCGGCTAGTTGGTCAGTCAGGCTATGCCACTTCACCGTGCCACCCGCCTGGATGAAATCGCGCAGCATCGCCTCGGCCTTCTTAGCGGGGCGATTGTTTATGATGTCATAGTCTCGCGCTGCCTCGACCGGATGGCGCCCCTCAGCCTGGGCGATTGCCATCAGGACGAGGGCCTGATCCGGTGTTTTGATGCCAAATAGCCTGCTCTCGGCGATGGCGACGGCGAGCGTCTGCATGTCGCGCAGCGGCATCGTGGGAATGGTGAGAGCGTTCATAGTCAGGCACTCCGCAGGGTCAAAACTGGCGTCAGGTTCGATTGTTCGGCGCCCTCGACCGGGCCGGAGCGTAGCGCTTTGGCTATGGCCAGCATGTCGGGCGACGTGCGCAGCAATTCGGGCGGGAGTTTGCCGGCGTCGGTGACGATCGCCTTGCTGCGGTAAGCAACTGATGCCGTGTAGAGCGGACGTTCCGCGCCTTCGATGCCGGCGGCTTGCAGCAGGCGCTGCACCTTGTCGCGGTTCACATCAATGCGGGCCTCGATACGCTTGATGCGTTCGCGGGCAAGCTCGACAAGCTTGGCGTCGGCAATCGCTAGTTCGGCCACATCATCGAGCAGGGCGAAGAAGCGCGTTTCGCCTTCCAGCGTGTCGTAGCGCAGCTTCATATCGTCGTCCGGCATGTCCGCGAGGATCTGCGACACCTCGGACATCACGCTTTCAATGCGGTATGGGCTGATATTAGCCATCGGCGTGCTCCTGGTAGGACACCAGATCCTCCATGACCTCGGCGGCGCGCTTGCGAGCGTCGATCGCGCGCATGGCGTCGGTTACCTGCTCAGGCAGTTCGAGGTCGGCGATCGAGCGCAGCAGCGCGCTCGCACGGTGGCGCCAGTGGCTGTCGCCGTTGACGGCGGCCTGGAGCGCTGTCACCAGCTCCTGCGCGCGTAGTTCGGCTACGATCCTCGCGGCATCGATCATGCGGCCCTCCTGACTTGGTTGCGTGCGATCGCCGCCTCGAATGCCAGCCTTTCCGGCCGGAGGTAGCGGCGGCGGAACTCGCGGATCTGGTCGAGCGCGATGCCGCGCCAATAGTCGCGGTCAGCGCCGGTGGCGTGGCGGTGCTCCTCAATGGCGGCGAGCATGTCGCGCAGTAGCTGGGTGCGCATCACACCATCCCAGGCAGATAGCCGGGCGGCAGCGGCACGGGTTTACGCGGCGGCGGAATGGGTTGTGGGGTGTCGGTTAGCGGCTGCGGCCGTTGTCCGAGGTCAGGAGCACTGCGAGGAAGGAAGCCGCTTCCCGCAGTTCCGCGCGGACTGGCTGTGGCAGCCTGGGCGCTGCTGATATTCTGATAAGTATCAAATGCAAGCGGTGCAGAGCATCGATCGCTTCCCGGTAGGGCACGCCCCGCCTGGCTCGAGGTGCGCGGGGCATTAACATCTCCGTAATTTTTCGGGGCCGCGTTTACTGCGGCAATGACGTCAATATCGTGCGGTGTATCACGCTGGATTGACGATTGCGGCGCTGCAGCATCGCCTAGCGATATGACAAGAGCCGTTGCGTCATTCGGCGGCGGTGCCACAATTCGGACACAAGAGAAGCCAGGGAGGCCATCGCCGTGCCGGGTCGTGCCGTCGTCGTCCATCCGTGCCTCCGCCATCTAACGGAGGCAGTTCACCACATTGGTTAGCTATCTGTCAACGATGTTTTCACCGGAACGGATACAGGGGGCTCCTAATGGCATCGGCTTACCACAAGGACCAATCATCCCTTCCGCTTCTTCGCGTGATGCGTGGAGGCACTGACGCGCCGCGTCTCTTGGCTAAATCTGGCGATCCAGTTCATCTGCTCTGTGAGATCGAGAGTATGCCACCATTCCAAAAGGAGGACGTCATCTACGCCCTCCTTGAAGCTGTGCTTTTGCGGCGGCAACTCCAGCAACAACGCAGCCGGATGCACGCCTAAGGCAGGAGCGACGCGACGCATCCAGTCATCTGTCAGGCGTCGGTGGCCGTTTTCCAAGCGCTGAATTTGCTGCAGGCTTGTGCCGGCAGCGTCAGCGACTTGTTGTAGTGTTAGGCCACGTTGTTCCCGTAACTCTTTGATCCGGTTGGCCATGCCGGATAGTCGCCGTTGTGGTGATTCGGGGTAGCGCCAGCCCGGTGAAATAGGGACTGGACAGGAGTTCACCACCCTGGTTAGCTTACCGGGATGAACCTGCGCCGTTACCTCGATGCTCGGGATATGCCGATCGCGGTGTTCGCCGAAATGCTCGGTGTGAGCGTCCAGACGGTTCATCGCTACCTCAACGCCGAACGACTGCCGCGGCCTGACGTGATGGTGCGGATTGCCGAGGTCACGGGCGGTGCGGTGAAGCCCAACGATTTCTATCCCGTATGCCGTGAAACGAAGGCGGCCTGATCGGCCAGCGCCAAGCAATAAGCCGGGGGACTACGTGATTACAGGCAAGCGGCCTGACCCATCCGAGACCGAGCGCAACGTCGAGGCGGCGCTTGCAGACGTGCGGGATTGCGTCATGGCGGGGCATTGGACGGGGCGAGGCGCGCTCAAGACGTTGGCCGAACTCGGCGAGATGTTCGGTACGTCATCGCGGTGGATGCTGAAGCTGTTCTACCGCACCGGCCATGTCGCGATGAGCGCCGAGCGCCGTCGGCAGCTGGCGCTGCGAGCGGCGGACTTTCTCGAACGAATTGCCGACGATCTGGACCGCACGGCGCTGCTACGGGCGCAGGCGGCGGAGAAACGCGCGAGAGAGGAGCAGCTCAGGCTCCCACTGGTAGTGCGGGAATGTCATGGCGCGAGAGGCTCGCGGATGCATGCAACATGACCGCGCGCTGGTGCCGTTCTGTCATGGAGCACCTGCGCTGGCACTGGCGGGCGCGGCGATGAGCGGGCGCAACATGCGTGGCCGTTGCTGGCGGCCCATCTGGGCGCCATCCGAACTGCGCAGCGCCATCCGCATGTCCAGCGAGGGCATGACGTGCCGGGAGATCGCCGCGAAGCTCGGGCGCACCGAGGATGCGGTGCAGCAGAAGCTGGCGCGGTCCAGGGCTGTTACGCACCCGGAGGCAGCGGCGCAGCACATCGAGGCAGAACGGGAGATGGCGCGGAGGGCGCTGGCGTTCGAGCTTGTCTGTGCCCGTTCCGAGCGCGCGACGGCGCCACTGCTGCGGTCGTGGCCGGCTGGGTTGTGGCCGTGACCGACGATCCCGCGCCCGTGTTCCGCTGCGACCTGTGCGCCGAACCGGCCATCTCGATCGCGCCGGGTAGCGATGCGGAGGTCTGCGATCTCTTTCGCCTGAGCCGTGGCACGCCGCGGCGGCAATGGTGCCTGGCCTGCTGGCCGGCAATGCGGGAGGCAGCATGAGCGGCGGCGTGGTCACCGCGTCGCTGCTGCCCGAGCGTGGGGTTAGGCGGCGGCACGAGGAGGCCGACACCCAAGCTGCGGTCATGGCGTTCCTGGCCTGGGCGTTGCCGGCGGACGCCATCGCGCACCACTCCCCTGGCGAGGGGAAGCGCACCAAGGGCGCGCAGGTGGCACTGCGACGGTCAGGCCATCGTGCCGGCTGGCCCGATATTGAGATCATCTGGCGCGGCCGGGCGCTGTTCGTGGAACTCAAGTCGGCGTCTGGTCGCATATCTCCGGCGCAACGCGATACCCACAAGCGGCTGATCTATGCCGGGGCCGAGGTGTGCGTCTGCCGCACGCGAGAACAGGTCGAGGCGGCATTGCTGGAAATCGGCGTACCACTTCGGGGCCGGCTGTCATGACCGCGCGCAAGCCCCCTGCGCCACCTGGGCGGCGTGTGATCGCGCACAACGTGCTGCGGCCTGGTCCCGATGGCGGATACCTCGGAGATCTCGCGTGGTGGGCCTACCGCTACGGCGTCGAGGTCCGCCGGCATCCTGATGGCGTCGAGGTCACGGTGTTCGAGGAGGTCGGCCGGGCGCCTGGTGTGCCCGCGGCCTACCGCCAGCCGGCGATTGACGGGGAGGAACCCCGCGATCCGGACGAAGTGCTGGAGAGCGTTACATACCACCCGGCGGACGGGGAGGCGGCATGAACGCTTCCGACTCTCTGCGCAATGGTCTAGAAACAGAACAGCCCCGTGCTGGAAACACGGGGCGGTCTGAAGGGTATCAACCGGCCTGGGGCCGCGAACTGGGACAGATTGCAACCCCCATTTCGCATGCCTCCGGCCGCAACGCAAGAGGTGTGTCTGTGACGATCCATGACATTCAGCGCCTCGTCGCGGCCCGCATGGGCGTGACGATGTGCGATTTGCTGTCCGACCGGCAGGCGCCGGCACGTTCCCGCCAGGTCGCCATGTGGTTGGCGCGGACGACTACGACCGCCAGCTTCCCGGTGATCGGGCGGGCGTTCGGCCGCGATCATACCACCGTGATGCAGGCATGCCGGCGCATCGACGGGCTGATGGCGGCCGATCCGGGGTTTGCCGGAGTGGTCGAGGATCTGCGGAGGTCCGTGCCATGAGCAGCGTTCTGCCATACGTGCGGCTCGCCTCCGTTTGGATTGATGCTGGGCTATTTATGGCTGCGATCAAAAACCCGCCGCCCGAACCGGCCACCGAGGAGGAACGTATCCAGGCGCTCCTCGAAATGGTGGACGAGATCAACCGAGCGTGCCCGGTCAATAACGGGAAGCCGGCGATCATGGGAGAGGCGACAGAAATCGGGGGGCTGCTGTCATGAGCAACGGCAACGGCCACTCCTGGTCCAAGTTTTGGTGGCAGGACCATCAGAGCGACCCCGCTTTGCGGATGTGCTCCCTCGCCGCTCGGGGCCTCTGGGTGGAGATCCTTGCCCTCTGTCATGCCTCCGAACGGCCGGGCTATTTGCTGGTCAACGGCGCCCCTCCGACCGTCAACGAACTCGCCGATATGCTCGGCAAGACGACGGCAAAAGAGATTAACAAATTATTAACTGAGCTTGAAGTAAGGCGCGTTTTCAGCCGCGAGAATGGCGTCATCTACAGCCGCCGCATGGTTCGCGACACAGCCGCCTCGGAGAAAGGCCGGGAAGCCGTATCTAAGCGATATCAAGGATATAACCCAGACCCCCCTAGTAGGGGGGCTACTAGCAAGCCTAATGGGGAGGCTACTAGGGAACCTAAGGCCGACCCTTATAGGCCCCTTTATAGGGACCCTTCTACTAAGAAGCTAGAAGCAGAAGCAGAAGCAGATCCCCCCCGTAGCCCCCCCGTCACCGGGGGGGCGGCGCGGCGCGTTTCAAAATCTCGGAATGCGTTCCACGACATGGCCCGCCGGATGGACGCGGAACTGGCGGAGCGTGGGCTGACGATCGAGGGAACCGCTGAAAACGTCGAGAATTTCGACGCATGGCTGGTGCGGCTCCGGGACGGCTCCAATGGCTGACCAATTCGTCGCTCGGCGATGGCTCATCGACCTCGGCCGGCTTGCCGCCGCCGCGCGTTCCGAGGCCGACGCTGAGAGTTTCGTTGAGGCCATGACCCCGATGCTCGCCATGCGGTTTCCCGATGATGCGTTCACCGCCGCCTCACTCGAAGCCGTCGCAGCGGAATGTAAGTACCTCCCCACATACGGCGAACTGGTCGGCTATTTGCACGCCTGGTGGCGCGATCATCGCCCCCGTCCACGTGCCCTGCCGGCGCCGCCCATCCGCCAGCGGGACGAGCCGACACCCGAGGAACGGGAACACGTTCATCGCCTCGCTGCCGAGACCATTGCGGCGTTGCAGTCCAGCTCACAGCCCATCGGCGATCGGCGTCCAGTCGCCTGCTACCTGTCCCGCAAGCAACTGGTCGAAGCCTACCAACGCGCCGGCGTGCGAGCGCCACAAGTCCGGGAGGAGACCGCCTGATGGGCCTGATCGTGCTCCTGGTCGTGCTGCTGCTGCTGTTCGGCGGTGGCGGCGGTTACTACCTCCACGGCGCTTACGGCCCAGGCTGGGGCTACGGCGGCGGCCTCGGCCTCGTGCTGATCGTGATCCTGGTCTTCCTCGTGTTCCGCGGAGGTGCGTGGTGATCTCGCTCATCCTGCTCGTGTTCGCGTTCGTCTGCGCTGTCCTGGCCGCGTCGGCATGGCCGGTGGCATTGTCCCGCCCACACCTCGGCTGGGCCGCCATCGCGTTCTGGATCGCCGCCGAGCTGTTCGGTCGCGCAGGCCCGCTGCTGCACTGATGCTTGACGCCGCACCAGACACCCGGTTAGATGACCGCGAACCCGACAGCCCAAAGCAGGCCGGGTGCATTCGCCATCGTGCCGCCGTCCTCGCAACCTACAGCCAGGCCGAGACATGGGCAGAAACCAACCTCCGACACCGCGGCTATGATCCGTTCGTCCCGCGCTACACCGCTCGCCGACGCGATCGCGTCACACCATCGCTCTGGCATTTCGTTCGCCGCCCGCTGTTCCCAGGATACATCTTCGTGCCCTACTCGCCGCCCGATCTGTGGCGGCCAATCCGCTACTGCCCAGGCATTCGCGCCAATCTGCTCGGTGGTAATGGGATACAGTATGTCAGCGGGGACGTTCTAGGTATGCTACGGGCCGGTGAAGCGGTTCGCGCTACTACCCCTCCAGAGCATGCGCTAATTGCCACAGGCGAGGCTGTGGTGGTCAGCAAAGGGGCTGCTAGCGGCATGGTCGGGGCTGTCGTCAGCATCCACGGCGATCTAGCACGGATTGGCTGTATGTTCTTCGGCCAGCTGCGGGAAATCACCATACCAATTGCTAGTCTGGAACGACGCGATCTCACGCTGTGAGTGCTAGCACAAAAAAGATGCCTGTCGCAGCCTGGAAGCCAGGACAATCCGGCAATCCGCGCGGCAGACCGCCAGTAAATATCGATATTTCCGCGCTCGCTCGCGTGCATGGTCCGCGTTGCATCGAAGTCGTCGTCGAAATGCTCAAAGACGAAGATCCGCGCGTGCGTCTCGGTGCTGCCAATGCGCTGCTAGATCGCGGTTACGGCAAGCCAGCGCAGCGCATCGAGGCCGACGAAGCTACTTCGGTCGTCCTCCTGCATCTTGCCGCAGCTCGCGCTATGTCAGCGCAGTTGATCGATGGCCATGTTGAGCCTGCGCCGCAGCAGGAAACCAATTTGCTAGATGCGCCGATACCAACCGAATAGCTACGACAGGCGCCAGTTCTTCGGCGCCGGATGTTTCAGATGAAACTTCACCAGCTTCGTAAGCCATGCTTCAATGCGCGGCGGGATCTCAACCTCACCGCGTTCCCATGCGAGTGGTAGGTTGGTGTCGCACTTGATGTGCCGGACTAGCTCTCGCTTTGACCAGCCCAGCACATCGAGCGCCGCGGTGAACTCAGCAGGGGTCATGCGGCGTCCTCGATGAGTTCCATCAGATCGGCGATGGCCGCAGCTTCTGTTTTGCCAATGCCGATCTGGTTACGTGTGCGGCTGTCCTCGGCGCCGTCGTACGTGTCGCGGTCAATAGCGCACCACTGATCGCGCCAGTCCTGTTCGGTGAAAATGTCCATCACTCAATCTCCTCGGTTACAGTGACATCCTCAAGCAGCGCGGTGCTGTCATACGGTTCGGTGCGTGCATCGCAGCACGGGCAATATGCCGGCGCTACAACCATCGCCTCATCGCTCCATTCGTTCGGGCAGGCGTCGCACAAGTAGTGGTTGCGGAATATGCGGAAGGCTTTCATGGCTCAGTTGTGCCCCTTCGCCACATCACGCAGCCAGTGCAGGCGGAACTCGCGGCGGATGATGGTGCGAATGATGTATCCGGCCTTCGGATGGCGAGCCACGTTCAGCGGGTGGCGGGCAATGATCGCGGCGGCTTTGAGGTAGTAGGTCATCTGTCTGTCTCCGGTTTCGATAACGACAAAATAGCGTTGCGGATGCAGAACTGCAAGGACAAAACGGCGTTGCGATGCAGTTATTTTCGGGCGCTAACATCGTGCAATGTCGTGATGCATCCGCAAACGACCGTATGAAGGGGTGGCCGATGGCCGTGATGCGCGCGATGCGGCTCGCCGCGTCGCGCATTGGTGTGGTTGCTGGCGTGTGGCTCGTGTTCTCGTGTGCGTTAGCTGCGTGGTTCGCGTTCGTGTGGTGATGTGTTCACTATGAAGGGGTGTCCATGCACAGATGGACGGACGAGGACGCGTGCTTCGCCGCCGCACAGTGGGCCAGTGGCATCAAGCAGCGCGAGATAGGCGCGGCATTTGGTTACAAGTCCGCGTGGGCCGTCTGCACGCAGATCGGCGGGTTCATCAGCAAGTATGGCCCCAGCCTCTATGCAGAGCCGAATCAGCATGGTTACCGCCACAAGGCGTGCGACGGCGAGCGCTGCGCTCTCGTAAAGCCAGCCATCGCCGAGTTCGTCAGGCGGCGGAATGCACGGCTGGACCCGTGAGCCACGCTGAAACCCTGCCGCCGCTTAAATGAGACCTTGTTGTTTCAGCACCTGACCCACTGCCATGATGAAGCTCGCGTACGAGGGCGCGATCTGGCAGTTTCCTGAGAGCCACATGATCCTCCATAACAGGTCATTGGTGAGGAGAGCGGTGGCGCGGCAAACGCCCCGTTCTCCGCTTGAAACATAGCACATGAACGACGCCGAACACATGCCGTCTAACTGGGGCGACGCGATAGCTGCCGCGCAAAATCCCTTTGCCGTAGCCATGGCACGCTATGGTAGGGCACCGATTGCCTTCGTGCGGGAGGTTCTGGGCGCGGAGCCGGACCCGTGGCAGATCCAGGCATTACGGGCTTTCGCACGAGGCCACACGCGTGTGTCCATACGCAGCGGGCATGGCGTTGGTAAGAGTTGTCTCGCCGCCTGGGTGATGTGCTGGTACGCGAATACTAGGGCTCCATTCAAGGTGGCAGTAACGGCGCCAACAGCACCACAACTATCAGACGTTCTTTGGCCAGAAACTCAGAAGTGGTTCAATATACTGCCAGAAGGCTGGCGCAGTCTGTGGTCGATCACCAACGACCATATTTCCTTAAAGTCGGACCCCGAGTCGTTCATCACGGCCCGCACATCGCGGCCTGAGCAGCCGGAGGCTATGGCAGGCATCCACTCGACCAACGTGCTGCTGGTGGCTGATGAGGCATCAGGCATACCCGAGGCGGTATTCGAGGCGGCGGGTGGTTCTATGTCCTCCCCAGGGGCCACCACGCTGCTGATCGGCAATCCCGTTCGCAGTTCCGGCTACTTCTGGCGAACGCATGTCCTCGAACGCGACCGCTGGCATTGCATCAGGGTGTCCAGCATCGACAGCCCGCGCGTGGCAAAGGGTTTCGCTGAGGAAATCGCCGAGCGGTACGGCCAGGACAGCAACGCCTACAGGGTGCGCGTGCTCGGCGAATTTCCGGCACAGGACGACAACACCCTAATCCCGGCCGGCTTGGTTGATTCCGCCATGGCGCGTGACGTGGCGTTGGATCTGACCGCAACAGAAATCTGGGGAGTCGATATCGCTAGGTTCGGGAATGACGCCAGCGTGTTGATCAAGCGTAGGGGCAATGTCGTTCCAGAGATGCCGCGTGTCTGGCACCAGGTGGATACGATGAGCTTAGCAGGGGCGATCAAGGCTGAGTATGACGCGCAAATCGGCTCCAAGCCAGGGCTTATCTGCATCGATGTGATTGGTGTCGGCGCGGGTGTTGTGGATCGCTTGCACGAGCAGAACCTACCAATCCTTGGGATTAACGTTGGTGAGACATCCTCCGTTAGTGGGCGGTTTGCCAGATTGCGCGATGAGCTTCTGGTGCGTGTGCGGGAATGGTTGGAGACGCGGGCGGTGAGGCTACCTCGGCACGACCAACTGCGGGATGACCTCGTGATGCCGCGTTATGCGTTCCTGAGTGACGGCCGGATGCAGGTGGAGAGCAAGCAGTCCATGCGCAGTCGTGGGTTGCCGTCGTGCGATCACCTCGATGCATTGGCGCTGACGTTCTGCGAGCAGGGCCTGGGCATAGCCAGTGGCATGACCTCGGGCTTGCACGACAACCGAGCGATGCGCATGGACCTCACGGCAGGGGATTACGTATGACGCTGCGGGCTGACGGTCTTTGGGAGGCGGTATGGTGGGAGCTTGATCCTGATGTACGGCAACATCTGCGGCGTTGGTGGCTGGCAAATGAGTATCCTAAAGAACGCAAGGCAGTGCGTCTACCACGCGACGATGCGCGTGAACTGAAGGCACAGTCCCTTGCTTGTCTGATCGAGGCGTACATTGAGATGCGGCCATACGTAGGGACCGAGCCATGAGCGGCATGCTGCCACCACCGCCCGGCGCTCCGCCGCCAATGCCGCCCGGCAGCCTGCTTGGCCCGTCGGCGCAGTCGTTCGCCGGACCGCCACCGATGCCGCAGATCCCCGGACTGGTGCCGCAGGGCATGCGCCCCGCCGGCATGCAGCTCGGCGCCGAGCAGGTGCTGGCCTATCTGCTGCCGCCCAAGGACAGCGAGGCGGACATCGACACTGACGACCAACTGCCGGCCCAGCTTCGCAAGTATGCGGCAGGGTTGCGGCCCGCCGCCAAGCCAGATGGCGCTGCTTGGCAAACCGAGGTCATCTTTGAACGTCTCGGCAAGACGGACGAGGAGATCACTTCCGTCGCGCGGTATTACTTCAAGATCGCGCAGAACTACGACCAATACTTGAGCCGCGAGCGTATTACTGCGAGCCAATACTATGCCGGCCGCCCGTTCGGCGACGAGGCGACGGGCCGGTCCCAAATTGTCCTCACGGTCGTCAGGGACACCATCCGCCAGACATTGCCCTCGCTGCTGCGGCTGTTCACCGCCGTGGAAGATCCGGTGTCGTTCGAGCCGATCAGCAGTGAGATCACCGGCAACGACCAGTTGGCCACCACGCTGGCGCGGCAGGCGACGGATTACTGCCGCTGGGCGCTGTTCACCGCGAACAAGGGGTGGACGGTGCTGCACGACGCGCTGCTCGATGCGCTGACCCGCAAGGCCGGCTGGGTGCGTTGGTACTGGGGCAAGCGACAGCAGATCCGCACCGAGGTGTGCGAGGGGCTGCTGCTGCCGCAGTTGCAGATGCTGCTCGCCGAACCTGGTATCGAGGCGCAGCGCATCGTGCGCCGGCCGATGCTGCAGCGCGAGCAGGAGGCGCTGGCCAAGACGCCGGACGGGCAGATGTATCTGAGCCAGGGCGCCCCGGCGGAATACTGGTCGGCGACTATCACCCGCAGCGCCCAACAATCGTGGCCGGTGATCGAGGCGGTGGCGGCGGAGTGCGTCTGGGTAGTCGCTGATGCTGCCACCGTCGAGGGCGCGCGTGCGGTGTTCCATGTGCGGGATGTCGCGGCCAGCGACCTGATCGAGATGGGGTTGCCCGAGGACAAGGTGCTGGCGCACCGCGATTCGATGATGCGAACCCGGCAGCGCCAGGAGATCATCGCGCGGGACTATGCGCAGGGCTACAACATCAAGGGCGCGCCACCCAACGACCGCAGCATGGGCATCGTGCGCTATGCCGAGGGTTGGATCAGGTGCGACACCGATGGCGACAACCGCGCCGAGCTGATCCATGTGCATATGCTGGGCGACGCCTCGACGCTGGTGCAGTGGGAGCGCTGCGACGAGATCCCGCTGGCCTGCTTCACGCCCTACCGGGAGCCGGGACGGATTATCGGCAGCAGCCAGGCCGATATGGTCATGGACCTGCAGCGGGTGGAAAGCCGGGTGATGCGTGCGGTGCTGGACTCGCTGGGACAGGCGATGTTCCCGCGCACGGCGGTGGTGATCGGGCAGGCGAACCTGGCAGACGTACGCCAGACGGCGATCGGCAGCATCATCCGGGTTGCCCAACAAGGTGCGGTGGCGGAACTGGTGAAGCCGTTTGCCGGCAAGGAAGCGCTGCCGGTGATGGACGTGCTGGAGGCGATCCGAGAGTCCAGAACAGGCATCACCAGAGCCAGCGCCGGTCTCACGGTGGACGAGTTGCAGTCCACCTCGCCGGTGGCGGTGAGCCAGCAGAGCAGCGCCGCGCAGGACCGCCTGGACATGGTGGCGCGCACCCTCGCCGAGACCGGCCTGGCACCGCTCTATGCCGGCATTCTGCGCATGATGGCGCGGCAGCAGGATAGGCCCAACGTCGTGCGGATACGCGGTGAGTGGATTTCGATCGATCCGCGGGCGCTGGCGACGATGTGGGAGACCTCCATCAACGTCGGTGGCAAGGGCATGCCGCACGAGCGGCTGGCGATGCTGCAGGCGATTGCCCAGAAGCAGGAGCAGATTATGCAGGTGGGCGGGATGGACAACCCGCTGGCCGGCATTCCCGAGTATCGCAACACGCTGGCGCGCATGCTGGAGACGGTCTCCATCTCGGACGTGAGCAGCTACTTCAAGGCGTTGCCGCCGGGGTTCAAGCCGCCGCCGGCACCGCAGCAGCCGAATACGGATATGCTGCTGGCGCAGGTGCAGCAGGCCAAGACGGCAGCCGATGTGGAGAACGACCGGGCCGACCAGCAGACCAAGCGCGCGCAGATGCTGATCGATGATGACCGCGAGCGCGACAAGGCGGCGCTCGATGCGTGGTCCAAGACCTGGGTGGCTGCCGCCCAGTTTGGCACGCCGGCGCCGAGCTATGATGAGTTCCGCGCCGCGATGAAAAGCCAGGCCCCGGCGGTGGGACTTTTGGGCGATCTCCCAGCGCCCACCAGCCCGCAGCCGCCGGCGACCGGGCAGCCGCAGCAGCCACCGAAGCCGCCGCAGGGCGCTGCGCCGCCGATGATGCCACCGGCTGGGCCTCGGCCACCGATGATGCCGCCACAGCCGCAGCCAAGGCCGCCTGGTGGCGGGATGGACCCGGCCACCGCCGCTGCCGTGAAGAGCGCGCTGATCGGCGGCCGTGGGCCACCGAGCGCTTACGGCATGCTAACGCAGCGTGCGGCGATGTCGCCGCTGATGGGGCCGGGCGGCCCGCCGCTGCCTATGCCGGGAGGGGGCGTCAATGCCTAGGCGTAAACCTACGTTGGATGAGCGGGAGCGTGCGGTCGCGGCGCGAGAGGAGGCTTTAGCTCTTGTTTTACCTCTACTCGATTCTCGGTTGGAGAAGTTGTACAAGTTGGTTGAGGAGGCCAAGGCTAGACCTAACAGGCCGGCAACTTCATTGCTTAAGACCGATCCATTGGAATACCTTCGCCAATTGTATGAGCGGGAAGTCATCTGGGTAGTTGTCAACGATTCTTTGATGCCGCCAGAACGCAAGCGGGCCATATTGGAACCGATGTTCGGTGAGTCACAGCAACTACCGATCTGAACATGCCGCAACTGACCACCGACCAGATCATCGCCGCCGAGGGCGCGAAGCGGCTGCTGTCCGACAAGATCTTCAACGACGTGCTCAACACGCTGATCGAGGACGCCACGACGAAGGCGATCATCGCCGATGACGTGGTACAGCGCGAGGCCAACCGGCAGATGGTGCTGGCGCTGGGGCGGTTTCGCGGCGCGTTGGAGGCGGCGGTGGATTACGTCGATGCGGCGCGCGACGAAGCCGAGCGCGTCAAGGCGTTTGAATAGGTGACCCATGAGTGAATCTACCTCCGCACCCGCCGGTCCGGCTGAAGGTGGCGGCGAAAGCTCTCCGCCGCCGGCGTCGCAGCCCGCCATCTCCGTCTCCGAGGCCGCCCGGCTGCTCAGCCAGCAGCGTCGCCAACAGGGCGCACCAGAGTCCACAGCACCCGAGCGCCGCCCGGCACCCAACGAGGCCACGCAAGCCGTCAACACGGCTGCGAAGCCGCCAGAGGCGCGGCAGGAGCAGAATGCCGCCAACAAGGCCGAGACCGGCCTCAGTGCCATGGAGCGCGCCCTGGGCGTGCCTGGTGGCGCACCACCGGAAGGCGCGCCGGCAGCTCCGCCGATCGATGGCACAGCCGTCGAGATCGAGGGTCAGCGCTACACCACGCAGCAACTGCGCGAGGCGGTGCTGAAGTCGGCGGACTACACGAAAAAGAGTCAGGAACTGGCGGACCAGCGTCGCTCCCTCGCCGCACAGCAGGAAGCCCTGGCCACCGTGCTGCCGTATATCCAGCCGGAGTTGCAGCGACTAGCCCAGACGGTGCAGGGCGTGGCGCGGCCTGATGCGGCGCTGCTGGAAACCGACCCGCAGCGGTATCTACGCGAACTCGCACAATACGAGGCGTCGCGCGAGGAACAGGGGCGCCTCGGCAACCTCACGGCGCTGCAGCAGCAGGCCCACGAGAGGGCTATGGCGCAGCAGGTGGCAGCGGCCAATGAGCAACTGGCCAAGGAGTTCCCATTCTGGAGCGATCCCACCGAGCGGGCGCAGGCGCAGCGGCAGATCGTGGAATGGGCCACCACCAAGGGCGGCTTCACCCAGGACGAACTCCGTGGCCTGACCAGCGCTCACCACTTACGCACGATGATGAAAGCCGCGATGTTCGATCGCTGGGTGGAGGGCGCCAAGACCGCAGCACCGGCCACACGGCTACAGGCGCCAGTGCGGGGCGCACCGCCGCCGCCGGCACCCACCGAGCGCGTTCAGGTCGCCGAACAGGCGTTCGATGCCAAGGCCAACGTCAGGAATGCAGCGGCTTTGTTGGCGGCCCGCCGCGCCAATGGTGCGATGCCAGGACGATGACACACCGATAGCGGTGCTCTAAAACGGCAACGCCGGCAGGTAATGGGCCTGCCGGCGAGCCGTAGGAGAACCGAACATGCGCACGAGGCATGTCTGGCTCCGACTGCAGATAGTGGTGGTCTTGGCCGTGAAGGTCAAGATTATCCTACTGAAGTAGCCGGAGTTGCCAACCCTCGCGAGGGGGTTGGCGCTCCCACACGTTCCGGTTGACGGAATCCGCTACTGACACCATACTGACATTTGATGCCCGCCGGAGTGCTTGCACCAACCGTCCGCGCATGCCGTGCCGCGCTAATGCCGACCGCCGCTCGCCCTCGGGAGTGCTAGTCACCAACCCGAGCCAGCCCGCCGCGATCCATTGCGAAACCCACAACTTTGGTTTCACCGCACGGCGACGCGCCATAGCTGCGTCCCGTGCTGCAATGGAGACGCGGCATGGCCGTAGGAGCACAAGGCGCAGCCCCCGCCGGTACGTATATCGAGACCGCCGCCATCGGCGTGAAAGAAGATCTGCGCGACATCATCGAGCGCATCGACCCGGACGAAACCCCGCTCTATTCCGCGCTGCCCTCGGTGGACGCCCAGCAGGTGCTCACCGAATTTCTGGTGCAGGAACTCAATCAAGCCGCCGACAACGCCCAGCCGGAAGGCTTCACGGCGGTCATGCAGGTGGTGGTCAAACCGGTGCGTTTGAATAACGTATGCCAGATCCTGGCACGTACGGTGGGCGTGTCGAACACCCTGCGTGCGGCCGACATGGCCGGCGGCGAGGACGAGTACAACCGGCAACTCATCCTGCGTGGCATGGAGGTCAAGCGCGACCTGGAACTGGCGATCACCTCGCCGCTGGTGCGCACCATCACCGACCCGCGCCATATGTCCGGGCTGCCCTGCTACACGGTGAACGGAAGCCGCGGCGCCGGCGCTGGCGTGATGCCGATCGGCGACGGCTCCAATGCTGGTACCGCCGGCACGGCGCGCGATCTCACGCTGGCGATGGTCGATAGTGCGATGCAGCAATGCTGGCAGGCCGGCGGCAAGCCGACGCTGGGCATCATGTCGGGCAACGTCAAAGCCTACTTTGCCACGCTGTCGCAGGGCGGCACCGGCAACGCCGTGGTGGCGCAGAACATCCAGAACGTCACGTCGAGCGAGCAGGTGACGATTCAGGGTGCGGTGGACGTGTATCGCACCAACTTCGGTGCCATCCAGCTTGCTCCCGACCGCTTTATGCCGGCGCACCAGATTATCCTGGTGAGCACCGACTACGCCGAGATGGCGCCACTGTCGGGCAGATCCTTTGTCGATCAAACGTACGCTACGACCGGGGATAACACGCAAGGTGGTGTCGTGTATGAGGGGTGCATCAGACCCACGGCTCCCAAGGCGCACGCGACAATTTTTGACCTCAACCAGTGACGTGCCGTAACGAACGTGCGTAGGAATATACACAACTACTCGTGCTTTACAAACACTCCGTGGAGTACGTCAGCCGCCTTGCGGCGTGCCTCTATGGCCGCTTCCAGCGTCCGAAAGGTCCCGAGATAGTGTACTTTCCCGTTCGCCTTAATGCGGGCCATGTAGCCGCTGCCGTTTCGTTGGACGCCTTTGATGCCGCTACTCGTATCGAAGTGCCTCTGCGAGTTGGAGGAGTTCTCGCCTCTCGTTGCCAGCCTCAGGTTGGCAATTCGGTTGTCGAGTCCATCTCCATTGATGTGATCGATCTCCAGCGGACCGGGATCGATACCATAGACCAGCAGCCACGCGAGCCGGTGGGCTGGGTAGAAATCCCCGGCCAGCCGAATGCCCCAATAAATCCGCTCACCGAACCTGCCGGCATCATGCTTAGAACCAGCCCGCCTGCCGGTGTCTCTCATATTCATCCGGTGTTGACTGGCCGCATTAAAGAAATGTGCCAGGGGGCGCTCGCGCCAGAAAAAATCCCCCGTGTCGGGATCATAGGCGAGGCACTCGCGGACGAAACTGAGTTCAGGCAATTTACGTGCAGCCATAGCGACCTCCTTACAGGTGCTTGGTTAGGGGCCTGCCGGCTTTCGCGAGCCGACAGTGCCCCGCTTATAGCACGGTATGTGCAATGAGTAATCTGCTTTATTCCAACTACGACCCGGTAACGCTGCGCGCCACCGAGGTCGATACCGACGCTGAGGCCGGGTTGGTCTTTACCCACTCGCAGAACACCCGGCCGATTGTCGAGAGCGCCAAGCGGATCGCGTCCAACTTCGATCCGCTGGTGCGGCGCGACACGGTGCATGTGGCGCGCATTCCGATGGTGATCTGGCAGAACCTGCAACGCCTGGGAATCACCAAGGACGAGGCCGCGCTAAATCGCTGGCTCAACGACCCCGACAACTGCGTGTTCAGAACTGATGACAGGAGTACGCTCTGATGGCCCTTGCAACCCACGAGAACCACGCTGACGCGCCTCGGCAGCGTCCGTCCCCCGGTGTCGGCATGCAGGGCAAGGCGCCCGTGACAGGCTCCACAGAGGCGGCAAAGCCGGTGCTGATCGAGGACATCGATCCCATCCTGCTGGTGCGCCTCTATCCCGAAGCCACCTCGGCCGGTGACATGCGCAGTTGCGCGCTCGCCGCCGGGAATGCCACCTACGAGGCCGGCCAGACGCTGGTTGCCTCGCAGCAGGAGCCGGTGCTGGGGGCCGGCGAAACCCCGACGCCAACACCCACGCCGACGCCGCATCCGCGCCGGGACTAGCCGTCGGTGGCCAGCCTGCAGCAGTTGAGCGATGACGTTGTCGGCTGGCTGAACCGGCGCGATATCGTTGATCGCATTCCCGGCTGGGTGACCATGGTCGAGACCGAGATGGCCGAGACCCTGCGCGCCCGCTGCATGGTGGTGACAGTCACTCAGCCGGTAGACAATGCGTACATCTCGCTGCCGCCGGACTTCGCGACCATGGAGAGCATCCGCGACGCGACATCCGGCGAGTTGTTCGAGATGAAAGACGAGTGGTCGGGGCACTGGACCGGCGCGCAGACCAGTGCGTGGCAGGGCGCTGTGGGCAGCATCCTCGGTCAGCCCTGTACGGCATACCGTCTGGTGCATGACTGTTTGGAACTGTTGCCTCATCCGGTGATTCCAGATCCACCCGACCCTAACTGGAAGCCCCAGCAGATAATGATGGGGTATTATGCCAGGCCGAAACCCCTAGTCCTGCCGTCTGACACTAACTCAATTCTCGAACAGCTTTATGCCACATACTTGTATGGGGTAATAAAACAAGGGGCGTTATTTGAACTAGACGACGATCGAGCCCAACAAATGGACGGTCTTTGGCAACAGGTAGTAACAAGGGCCAATCTTTGGAAGCAACAATCAGACTATAGTGGTGCTCCATACAGATCTGAACTTGCGACGGTGTTCTGATGGACGGTAGCGCCAGCATCGGTCTTGAGCAGGCACTACTCGGCCACAGCCTGGGCTTCGCGCCGATGGCCTCGCCGACGCAGGTGTATGTGGCACTGTGCCTCGCCTCGACGGCGCCATCCGAGACGGTGCGGGGGCTGGAGGCGTCGGGCGGTGGCTATGTCCGCACACCGGCCACCTTCGCGCTGATCTCCGGGCCGTCCAACATCGCCGCCAACACCACGTCCGTCGAGTTCCAGCAGGCAACGTCCTCGTGGGGCGTGGTCGGGTTCTTCGAGTTGTGGGACGCGGCGAGCGGCGGCAACCGGCTGTACTGGGGCCAGTTGGTCGATCCGGCGGACTTCACCACGCCGCTGACCATCACGGTGTCGGCCGGCGATATCGTGCGGTTCTCAGCCGGCACGCTGGGCGTTCAGGCGGCCACAGGCTCAGGCGGCACAGCCAGTATCGGGGCGTATCTGCCGCTTGCGGGCGGCACCCTGACCGGGCCGGTGTATCTGGCGGGAGATCCCACCGACACTCTGCAAGCTGCCACCAAGCAATACGTGGACGCACATAGCGGCAGTGGTGGTGGTCCAGGGTTCCTGCCGCTGTCGGGCGGCACCATGCTCGGGCCGCTCAACTACACCGCCACCGGCGGTACAACGTCGCGCTCGGCGCAGGACATCGCCGCTGATCGGGTAAACGTCAAGGACTTCGGCGCGCTGCTCAATGGCACGGCGCCAGATGGCGCTGCGATCGGCGCAGCTCTCGCCACGTTGCAACCACATGAGTCGATCTACTTCCCAGGGGGCAATGCCGTCATTACCTGGGGCGGCATCCAAGGCACCACGCCGGCTATCCCGGTGCATTTCCTGATCGATGGCACCACGTCGAGCGGCAACCCGATGGTGCAGGCATTCAACCGACCCGGCAAAGGCGATCTGTTCGAGACTTACTACAGCGGCACGAAATACCTGGCCATTGAGTCTGCGAATGCGGATGCACAAGGGCCGTTGCGGGTGGATTTCAAGAACGCCGCCAGTCCCGGCACGAATGGCTATGTCTCAACGCCGATCGTGGTCAACACCAGCGACTATTCTGGCGCCAAGACCTCGATATGGGGCGTGCATGTCTCGTTTGACTCATACTCGACGCAGTTTCCGACGGGTGGTTGGCCGCAGCATGTCGGCATCTCGTCCTCCGTCAAAAAGCACGGCACGTCGTGGCTGGCTGGCATTCACGTAACAGCAGAGGAGGACAGCAACCGGCCGAGTTCTGCCAACTCGGCATTGCTGGCCATGGAACTCGGGCACCACGCGAACGGCGACGACGACACCGGGCTGCCTGGGACTCCCGGCGTGCGGATTGGCATTCATCTGAGCCAAAGCGAGCAACTGCCGGGCGGCACGCTGCCGGCGGTGTTCGGCATGGGATACAACCTTGATGGTAGCCCCAATGCAATAACCAAGTCGGGATACGGCGCGACCGGCGTGCAGACCTATCAGGTGTTTGATGCACGAACGGCGACAGTGCCTCCAGGCTATACTAGCCCGGTTGCCGCGTTGCGTATGGACCCCGGGCAGATCGTGGATTTCAACGGCGCCAGCACGGCAACGCTGGCTGGATGGAAAGGTAACGCCGGCAACTACCTGCAATACCGCTCCGGCAAGCTGTATTACGTCGTGGCGGGCGTCGATAAATGGAGCGTGGACGCCTCCGGCAACATGCGCTGCGCCGGCACCGTCACCCCGAGCGTCACGCCCTGATGGCAACGCCACGCCCCTATGGTCGCGGCCCGTATGGCGCGTCGGTCTACGCGACATACCGCAGCTACGAGATCGGCGGCATTTCCCAGGTGGCGTTCGGCGCCGAGGCGGCCACGCTGATCCGCACCTGGCAGCAGCCGGCGCAGATGTGCAGCGCCGGCGCATGGACGCTGACCTCGCTGCCAGCGCAGCCACCCAACGACCAACTGGAGTTGGCGGCATGAGCGACTACACCACCACGCCGAATTTGGGGCTGCTGAAGCCCACGCCAAACGCCGATGCGGATCTGTGGGGCGACCATCTTAACCAGAACGCCGATACGCTCGATGCGTTGCTCTGGCCGATTGGCAATGCCATCTCCGTTCCCCCCGGTGGATCAATTCAGGCCGCCCACGATGCGTTGCCAGCAACCGGAGGCAGTATCCTGCTTGCGGCAAATACCATTTACGACGCAACTACCACCGTCACCATCAGCAAGAACAATGTGCGTCTGACGGGGCCGTCATGGTCTACCATCGTCAGACGCAATCCGTCCTACACTGCAAGCGTTCTTATCAATGTCACTGGCAGCGGCTGCACCGTCGAGGGCTTTACGGTAGACGGCAATTCCGTTGTGACGACAGTCGGAGAGGTGGCGACCAGTGGCGACAAGTCGCTGGTTCAGCGGATGCAGATCATCAACAGCATGGGCACCGCGCATCTGTCGCTGGCTGGCAATAATAGCCGCGCTACCGGCAACACGATCACCGGACTCGGTAACGACAACACGGTGCAGACCGGTTATGGGATATGGGCGCTCAATCATCAGACGGTAATGATTGACCATAACACAGTGAGTGGCACCTGTATCGACGGCATAGGTGTGGATGGTACCGGATCGCAAGTCATCGGCAATCGTGTGTTCGGATGCCATTGTTACACACACGGCGGCGGCGGGCAGATTGTAACATACCCACTCTCCTCCGATCCTCTTGGCGGCACAGGCGTCTCGATCATCGGCAACACCATCGGTCCAGGGGGTGCAACGACAGCAGACGGCATCGAGGTAGGTGGCATCAACGGCCTTATAACCGGTAACTTCATCGATAGCGTCCAGGCGTATGGTATTCTGGTAATCAGTTCAGGCGCGACGATTACCGGAAATACGCTGCGCAACACGCCATTTTCTGCCAACATCGACGCTATCGTCGTTCAGCCGAACGTCACGGATTTCGTCATTACCGGCAATCATATGTTTGACGACCGCACGACGCCGATGATGCGGTCGGGTGTGTGGGTCAACACAGGCACCTCAGACCGTTATACGATCGTCGGCAACACCGCGCTGCCCTACACCCTTGCCGGGGTGGTCGATAACGGAACTGGTAATATCAAGACAATCGGATTGAATGCCGGTTCCGACACCCGTATCCCTACTATCGCTTCCGCAGCCACTGTGGCGTTCCCCGCAGCAGCCGTCATCAAGCTGTCCGGGTCGGTAACGATAACCGCCATTGACAGCACAATAGGCCAGGCGACAGGCCGCAGCCTGACGATCATTCCAACAGGGTCGGCGCAGTTTGTCGGAGGCGCGGGAGGGATTGCCAATAGCGTGACATGCGTGCCGAACAATCCTCTGCGCGCCACGTTCGATGGCACCTCATGGTATATCAGCCCAGGTGGGCTGCCGTTGAGCGGCGGCACATTGACCGGGCCGCTGACCGTTACCGGGCAGATTAAGGCGACGACTGAGCTGATCACAGCGTTTGCCGGCACGGCGCCGCCAACGCTGGGCGGTTCGGTGCATGACTTGGTGAGCACCGGCAGCAGCAATCTGCGTCAGAGCATGACCGCAGCCGGGAGCAACTTATTGTCGTTCCGCAGTAGCGCCGGAACGCTGGGGGTGCCCACGCCGACCGCCGCCAATCAGGTCATCGGTGGTTTGCAGGCGATGGGTTATGCGCCTACGGCCGGGTGGGGAACAACACCACTCGGGGCGATCCAGTTCGCATCCGGCGGGCTATGGAGCGACACCTCACAGCCCACGTTCATCAACTTCCTGACCGCCCCTGTTAACGGAACTGCCCAGGTAGAGGCGATGCGTATATCGCCTAGCGGCAATCTGCTGCTTGGCACGGTCACGGATGGGACGAACAAGCTGGACGTGGTTGGCGCTGCCAGGTTCAACGGCAGCCTGGGCTTCAATAACACCACGCCGGTTGCCAAGCCCACGGTGGCGGGTGCGTGTGCCGGCAATACCGCGATCAAGGCGCTGCTTACCGCGCTGGCGGCGTACGGTCTCGTCACCGACAGCACCACCGCATGAGGTGCCCATGATCGAGAACAGCACCCAGATTGCCGTCATGCTCCGCGCGCAGGAGTGGAACACGCTGATGGCCCTGCTCGCCGAGGGGCCATACAAGATCGCCGCGCCGCTAATCGCCGCCATCCAGCAGCAGTGCATGGAGCACGATGCGCCGATGCGCGTGTCCGGCGGGGCCAACGGCGCAGATCCCCATCCCGAGCCATAGGAGGCCCTAGCTGTGTCGCGCGAACTCGCCAAACAGCCGGTCGGCCGCTTCGCGCCGCGCCTTGGTGGCTTCGTCGAGCGTAGCAAATTGTCCCAGATGGATGCGCTTCCCAGCAAGTTTGATAAAAGCGGCGAAGCGTATTCCTTGCGCGTACTGCTTAGGGAATACGCCAGTAACGCCAGATTTGCTCGCGCGAGGTCGCGAGTTCATATAATTCTGCGCCTTTGTCGCAGGCCGCAAATTGGCAATGCTGTTGTTCAGTTTGTCGCCGTCGATATGATCAAGAAACTGAGGAACCGGGGCACCGTACACCAGCAGCCATGCAATGCGGTGGGCGTAGAACACGCCGCCGTTGACCGTAAACCTAACATAACGGTCGCTGGTCGTCCCCGCCGGTTGTCCAGCATAGCTGGTGTTCCACCGCCTCTGAACACTAAGGCTAGAAAAATGGTGCGCCGGGCGTTCGCGCCAAGTGAAGGCGCCGGTGGCTGGATCGTAGTCAACACACTCGCGAATAAGGCCGATTTCTGGCAGTTTCCGTTCAGCCATTTTGATCCTCCGCATAAGGGTCATCTGGTTAGGGGCGGCATGGTGTTTCAGCACCAATGTCGCCCCGACTTGTAGCGTAAAAGGAGTCGAAATGCCAACTTTCGCCGGCCAGATGAGCCAAACTCCACCTGGGGACCCTCAATGGCGAAGTTGCGATGGTTCCTACATCTACGGCTACGCGACGATCCGCGCACCGTTCACCGCCAGGCCAGCCACTGGCGTCTCAACCGGGACGTATCGCGACTATGAGCGCAATGTCGGCGGCTGGTCGGGCAGCCGTGGGATCGGTGGCTGGATGATGAGGCTGCCGAGAGGCGCGGGCTGGTTCATCTCAACCGCGGACGACTCCAGTGAGACGACAATTCCCGGAGCACCGACGCCACAGAAGCCGCCGCCTGGAGTGGTGTAGATGGCAGACTTTACCCCAGTCCTCGGCCTAAATCTGCCGACAGTCGGCGCTAATCGCGATACTTGGGGGACATTGCTAAACCAGAACTTCAGCGCACTGGATCAGTTCGTCAGTATGTCCACGCCGATCGGCGCCATTCTGGACTTTGCCGGGCCGACGCCGCCCCCTGGCTGGTTGGTATGTGATGGCCGTCTGATTTCGCGTGTGACGTATGCGGCCCTGTTCGCGGTGCTCCAGACCTACTGGGGGGCCGGTGACAATTCCACGACATTCGCCCTGCCCAACCTGAAGGGCCGCGCGTTGGTCGGTCCTGGCACCGTCACGGACCCGAACGGCACCACGCTGTCGCTGACTTTCGCGCAGCAGCTCGGCTGGCTGTCGAACCAGATCCTGCAGACGCATCTGCCCAACTACGCGCTGTCGGTAACGGCGGCCGGCACGCACAGCCACGGTGGGGCTACAGTGGGGGCGGGCAGCCACGGCCACACCACCGACGCGCAGGGCCAGCATAGCCATGGCGGAGCGACGCTGACCGAGAGCGCGCTGCACACCCACTCCGGCGTCACCGATGCGCAGGGCAGTCACAACCACACCGTCGGCGGGTTTTTCACCACAGGGTCGGCGGCGCTTGGTACCGGGCCGTTTTCGGTAGGCGGCAATACCGTCACCAGCACTGATGGCGCGCATCAGCACAACTTCACCACCGGCACCGAAAGCGCTTCGCACGCCCATCAGATCACGCTTGACGGCAGCCACGCGCATAATGTCTCGGTCGTTGGCGATCATACGCACACGATCAATCCCGACGGCAGCCACACCCACATTATCAACCTCGGCGGCGGCGGCACGCTGTACAGCCTGATGCAGCCCGTTCTCGTCATCACTAAGATCATCTATGCCGGTCAGCAGGCGGTGACGCATGCCGTGGGCGAGGTCGCGCCGACCATCGAGGGCCGCGACGAACTCACCGCCATCCGCGAGGAACTAGCCGCCCTGCGCGCGATCCTCGCCCCGGCACGCTCGCCACGGCTGTTGTCCGCACCAGCGAGGGGCATGCACTGATGCCGCGCGTTGCCCAGGCACCGCCCCCAGGCGTCTGGCGCAACGCCACGGCCGAGGCCAGCTCTGGACATTGGTGGGACGCAAACAACGTGCGCTTCCGCGGCGGGCAGTTGCAGCCGATCGGCGGCAACGTCGCACAGCCCGGCACTACCGTCACCGATCTGCCGCGTGATCTACTGACTTGGCACGACAACAGCCGCGTGCGATGGGCCGCGTTCGGCACCGACACCAAGCTGTTCGCGTATCGCTTCGACCTGCAGACGCTCTACGACATCACTCCGTCCGGCGTCGGGCCGCTCGATCCGCCAGGCGCGCTGGTTGGCTACGGTATGGGTGACTACAGCGCCGACGCCTACGGCACCTCACGCGATGCCGCCGATATCGGCACGCAGGACATCGCCGCAACCATGGGCGACAGATGGGCGATGGACACGTTCGGCGAGGATCTGTTGGTGGTCCCGACGCAGGACGGGCGGCTTTATCGTTGGACGCCGACCACACCCGCCACGCTGCCGGCGCTGGTGACCGCCGCGCCCACCAACTGCCGTGGCGTAGTGGTGACGGATCAGCGCCACGTCGTGCTGCTCGCCGCCGGGGGCGATCCGCGCAGCATCGCATGGTCGGATCAGGAGAACCCCGACGTTTGGCTGCCCGATGTGACCAACCTCGCGGGCAGCAAACTGCTGCAGACGCAGAGCTATACCATGACCGCGATCAAGGTGTCTGACGGGGTGCTGATCTTTACCGGCAACGATGTCCACAAGATGACCTACGTGGGTGCGCCCTACGCCTACGGCATCGTGCAGATCGCCTCGGGCTGCGGGCCGCTCTCGCCGCGCGCCGTGGTGGCCATCGGCTCGTTCGTGGCGTGGCCAGGGCTGCAGACGTTCTGGGCGTACAGCGGCAATGTGCAGGCGCTGCCCTGCACGGTGCAGGACTGGTTCTTCTCACTGGTCAATCGCACCATGGCCGGGCGGTTGTTCGGTTCGCCTAATCCTAGCTTCGGGGAGGTCTGGTGGGATTGGTGCGATGAAGATTCGCTAGAATGCAATAGGTATATCGTCTTTAATTATGCTGATCCAGCTCACCCATGGACTATAGGTGTCCGTTCTCGCACTGCTGCCGATCCAAGCGGCACAATGGATTTCCCGATATTGGGCGGTAGTGTTGCGGCTGGTGGAGGGTGCCTCTACCTCCATGAGTGGGGATGGAGCGACAATGGTGTACCGCGCGCCCCCAATGGCGACGTTTACGTTGAAAGTGGAAACATCCTAATCGCGGAAGGTGATCGCCGCGTCCACTGCAAGCAGTTAGTTATGGATGCAACCACTAGCGTTGATAACCAACTTGGCGCACGTTTCTTCCCCCGAGAACAGCCGTACGACGCCGCCAGCGAGTTCGACACCGGATTATACACGGTCGTTCATAACGGGCTCATGGACGTGCGTTTCAGTGGACGGTCCACACGAATGCGAATCGAAGCTACCGCCGATGGACCGTTCGCACTTGGTAGGCTCAGGCTAGAAATGCGGGCTGGTGGCCGCAGATGACCTCATTACTTTCCCCATCTGACCTTTTGTGCCTTTGCGAGCGCCGCGCGTTGCCTATCGCTTATCGTCCTCCCGTGAGCCCATCGGGCTTCTCGCGCCTTAGCCATAGCAGCCAGCTCTTTATCTGTGGCTGGTTTACCTCGGCTATTTCGGTTCATTTCCGCGCTGTTTTCCCCGTTGGTGCAAATCCTGACGTTACCAACTGCGTATGGCCCAACATCTCCATTGCGAGCCATAACGTATTGGCCTCTATAGTAACCGCGTTGCTCCCACTTGCCGCTAGCTTCCCAGATGCCCCACCATTCCTCAAATGTCAGAAGGAACGCGATGTTGCGTTGCCTGGCATTCCCAATGTGGGCATTGTAGGCAAGAAGCTGCGGGTTCTGTCGCTTTTGAGCGAGGTTCTTACGGGCTTTCTCTTTTGCTTTCTCTGGATTGGCGGCATACCACGCGCGCTGATACGCGAGCATCTTTGCTTTATTCGCAGCATACCACTCACGATGATACGCCCGCTGCTTCTCTCTGCTATCGTCTGGACTAGCCATTGGTTCCTCACGCAGCCAGTGGTCAGGGGCGCCATCGGTGCTGATACATCGATGGCGTCCCGCTTATACCACACTCCGTTGCGGAGTGCATGCTAATGCGGCGCTGGCTCATAAACGGCGAGTTGGTGACGTGCCGGCTGCCGCTGTTTCAGGCCGCGCCACGCCCAGGCATTCTGTTCGTGCTCAATGAAGGTGGGCGCGGGTTCACGCTGTCGCTCTATCGCCGACCGTGGGGCTTGCGGATCTATCTCGCCGGCCATGTCTGGGAGTGGCGCTGATGGCTCGCCCCTACCATCCGCCGGCCCCGTTTACCGCGCCTGTCAGCGGCAACCTCGAACAGCGGCTGGCAGCAATCGCCGACGCCCTGAACCGCAAGCTGGATGCGGGCGGCACATCGACTGCGTTTCCGTTCATCGGAATGGTCTCGCCGAACGGCACGACATGGCGTTTATCGGTGGACGATGCCGGCACCGTGGTGACCGAGATGGTGCCGCGATGAGCCTGAGCAGCGAGGAAAAGCTGCGGCGGCTGGAGAAGGCGCTCACGTACGGCGGGGGCTCCCATACGGTGCAAGACGTGGTGAAGTGCGTGCGCGAAGGCTCGGCGCAGTTCTGGAGCCATGGCGATGGGCTGATCGTCACGGAGCTGCATTCTTTCCCGCGCATGAAAGCCGCGCACTATTGGCTTATCTCGGGAGCCTTGCCGGATTGTCTCGCGCTTGATGACCCGATCAGCCAATGGGCCATCCGCGAAGGTTGCAGCGTCGCGACGGCGACCGGGCGCAAGGGTTGGGGCAAGGCCGGTGCGCCCTATGGCTGGAAGCCGCACATGTACACCTTCGTCAAGGATCTGTGCCATGGCTCGTAAGCAGGGGCTGCTCGGCATCATGCCGGAACCCGCGGCCGACGTGGTCGCTCAAGTCGGCGCCGTGGCCAATCCGTTGAGCAGCAAGACCGCCGCTTTCATGGCGCCTGGCACGCCGGTGCCGCGCACGGTGCCGGCGGGGACGGTGAAGGTGACGCGCCCCGAAGGCACGCTGGTGACGAACTCGGCGCAGCAGGCCAGCAAATTCGCCAAGGTACGCAAGGTGACCGACGCGCATGTGGCAAAGCAGTTGGGCTACCCGGAGACCAAGGCGGCTGCGATGAAGGCTGGTGCGCCGCGTGTGGTGCAGGGTCGCACGCCGTCCGGTGCGGTGGCGCATGAGAGCGTCGCAAGCCGGGCTGGGACTCCTGCGGCGGTGCGTGCAGCGGCGGCTGCCGTGCCGGGTGGCCGGGTCGTGGTGACCTCGCCGCGCGCCGTGTTGCTGCGGCGCCTCGGTAAGCGCGGGACGTGATGCCATGATGTGGACCCCAGGCGGGCAACCCGACCACCTGTCATTCGCGGGTCTGCGCGGCAGCGGTGGCAAAGGTGGCAACACCACCACCAACACGTCGCAGCAGGGTATGACCGTCACCCAGATCCCGCAGTGGTTGCAGGATGCGGGCCAGAACGCGGTCGGCACGGCGCAGCAGCTCGCGCAGCGGCCATACACGCCATACACCGGCCAGCAGGTGGCCGACGTGCCGCAGGATACGCAGGCGGCGTATCAGGGCGTGCGTGACCTGCAAGGCATGCAGAACCCCGCCTACCAGGCATCCGCGAATGCCTATCAGGGCCTGCTGGGCAGCGCGGCGCCGGTCACCGCCGGTCAGGTTGGTGCCGATACCGGGCAACTCTATGGCGGCTACCAGCAGAACGTGATGAACCCCGCGCAGGGGTTGTTGAGCGGCTATCTCGGCAACGCCTCGCCTGCCACCGCCCAGCAGGTGGGTGCCAACGCCACCGCGCTGATGTCGCCTTACTCGCAGAACGTCATCGACCCAATGCTGCAGGCCGGCCAGCAGCAACTCGCTCTGGCCAAGCAGGGCCTCGCTGGACAGGCCAACAACGTCGGGGCATTCGGCGGCAGTAGGATGGGCGTGCAGGAGGGCGTGGCCGATGCGCAGACCGCGCTCGGCACCCAACTACAAGTTGGGAACATGCTCAACCAGGGCTGGGGCCAGGCGTTGGTGCCGGGCTACAACTTGGCCAACCAGGCATCGCAGCAGGGCTACGGCGCGGCAGGCCTGCTCGCCGGCATGGGCCAGAGCGGCTACAACGCGGCGCAGCAGCAGGCCGGTACGTTGGGCGCCAACAACCTGCAGGCGGGGTTGACCGCCGCACAACAACTACCCTCGCAGGCGCTGCAAAACGCGCAACTGTCGCAGCAGCAGGCTGGGGCGTTGCAGGCATCCGGGGCGGCCCAGCAGACACAACAGCAGGCGCTGCTGGATGCGCAGCAGGGCAATTTCTACCAAGCACAGGACTGGCCGGTGCAGAACCTCGATCTGCTGCTGTCCTCGGTGGGCGCCGTGCCATACGGCACGACATCCAACACCGCAGGGTCCGGCACCTCGGTTGCACAGAAGAACCCTGGGCTGCTGGATACCATCGGCTCCATTGCCGGTACCGCCGCCACGGTGGCGTCGCTATAGGAGAACGATCTGATGACCATCGGTAGCTGGGTTTCCGGGTTGTTTGGCAGCGGTGGATCGCCTGCCAATCAGGACATCGGGTTTGGGCCTGGCAACGTGGGTCCGGATACAAGCGCCACTGGTTTCTTTCCGAATGGCGTGGGGTCAGGTGGCCTCGGCGCCGCGGCCAACCAAGACATCGGATTTGGGCCTGGCGTTATCGGGCCGGATATTGCGTTGGGGCCAAGTGCTGGATCTGGCACGGACTGGGGCAAGGTTTCCGGATTCCTCGGCGATCTTAGCAAGAGTCTGAAAAGCAATCAGCAGCAACAGCAACAGGCGCAGGCGCCAGCGGTCGTTGGGCAGTCGCCATCGGCCGGGGTGGGACGCCCGACCTCGCAGGTGTCGCTCGATGCGCTGGTGCGGATGCTGGCTGAGCGGCGCAACCAATACATGCAAAGCGCCATGAGCGGCCACGCACAGCCGGTGCAGCAGAGCAATACGCGGGGGTTATTGGGGTTCTGATCAATGGCGGATGATCCCACCCAGGTACCGACGCAGACATCACCCGATGTGCTGTCGCAACTCGCGCCGTATCTGGCGCTGTTGCAGCAGGGTCAGGCGCAGCCACAGCGGGACATGACGCCGGTAGAGCAGGACTGGCGGTCGAAACTCGGCGAGGCGTTGGGCGGCCCGGTGATGATGCCGAATATGACGCCGGCCGAGCGGCAGGCGTCGGGTTTGATGGCACTGCGGCAGTTCGGTTTGG